TCCTTACCTGGTCTGTCTCTGTGTTTGTGATTGCCCTGGTAACTGCGGTCGCTAAGGTGACTTTTGTTGAAACTTGGACTTCGTTTTCTACGCTGGAAAAACCCTTTAGATAGGCTTGGTCATTTGTACCGTTGCGAAGCTCGTAGTCAACATTTTCAAAGTTAAATGAACCATCGTCGTTCTGAAGTGGAGTCTCATCAAAGTAGATCGATTTTGACCCAGCAACCAAGCCTTCGATTTCACCTTCTGAAACAAGGTCTACGAGTTTGGCAATCTGCGTTGAGCGTATTTTATCTTTAGTAGCCATATTATGAGATTGCCTGAGCTTTCAAACCGCCGCTAATAACTGCTGAACCTACAACAAGTCTGCCGTATCCAACAGGAACGGGATAGCCTTGAGCGGTTGTATTGACAGCGCCATTGAATGAATAGGAAGGTTTATTGGCGGCGTCTGATTCATTACCGCTTGGATTTGTCGGGATTGGTGCAAGCATCTGTGCCACACCACCCAGAGCCATCGAAACACCAATGGCAAAAGCAATAGAAGAAATGGATACGCCAGCTAGTGCGCCTGTCGTGACCATGAAAAGCGGAGCCACAGGCAAAAAGAAAGAAGCAGCAATCAAAGCTACTCCCAACACCGCACCAAGAAGACCGCCTTTGCTACCGACCAGCACAGGCGCAATCGTGATTTCCCTCGATGCTGGGTAGTGGATTTGGTCAACGCCAATGAGGCTCTTGCGGACAAAGACCTTGTAGCGAACGCCGCGTTCCTCAGACCCGCTCATCCAGCTCTCAAAATCTTTGAAGTTGGCGCAAAGGGCGCGAATTGCCTCTGCTGTCGTGTTCACATCAATCGTGTGTACGCGACCAAATTTCTTACCCAGTTCGCCAAGTAGTTTAATAGTTTTCATCGTACATATCTCAACACATGAGTTGTTCGTTTTTGCCATTGCCCGTCAAATGGTTCACGGCACGAAAGGCGACCATAGATATGATGCAGTATCGTATTATACCCTAAATAAATCGCGGCGTGGTTTGGTACAGGCGATAATATTTTCATAAGCAGTCCGTCGCCTGGCTGAAGCTCTGAGAACGGAACTACTATAAAACCCTCATTGGTGAAATTCTCAAGGTAGAGGTTTTTACCATCTCGCCACCAGTTATCATCTCGCTCGTAATCGTTTAATATTAAACCGTGTTCAAGGCGGTAATAATCTCTATAGAGTGTATAGCAGTCAACTTTGCCGTGGACGAACTCGCGGCCAACCAGTGCAGGGGTAAAACCTGTTGGTTCCGTGTATGCCCACTCAAGGCTGGGTACACTCACGATATACGACGGAAGCCCTGAACCTTGGGCTGTCCTGATGTCCGTTTCGCTTGCCTGTGGTGGCGCGTCAGGATGCGAATGAAACATCCCTACAATCTCACCTAGCTCGTCAGCCTCTGCGTAATCCAGTGGGTCAAGAACGAAATGCTCGTCCGATTCAGCCAGATTTTTGCAAGGGTAATAGGTTGTCTTGCCGTCGATACGAATAAAGAGGCCACACGCCTCTTTTGGATAATCACGCAACGCATGAGCAATCGCTTGTTCGCGACTATCTTTATTCATCGTATCAATCCGACAGACGGGAAGCTGCCGAATGAAATGGGTTGATTGGCACCAAAGCGCTTTTGGCAGGATGACAGGCGTTTACCGCAGACATCTAGGCCAGCTGAAGCTACTGGCTGATCGTTGGCATCAAAGTAGTTTGTGCCAGCGTAAGCGCACTCCGTTCCGCGATACTTCCAAGTGCATACGTTCTGGATGATTTGACGGCGTGGCAACTGAACGCCAGCCAAGTCGAAGGCCGCAGCCAGCTCAAACTCAACGACGTTTTTGGATTCAGTAGTTTTTCGGTCGATAAAATAAACGTCTTCTGAAAAGTCTGCGTCTGCATCAGCGTCTGGGTTTACCCCGCCTGGGAAGTTCACAGCGTCAAGGTATTTGACCAGTGTCCGTCTGCGGATGAACTTTGCGCCAATCAGGTCTTCGTAGTTTAATACGAGAAAAGTGATAGCACCAGAGACGTTGGCCACGGATACCTTCGGCCTTGGTAGCTGACCGTTGCCAGTGTATTCAAAGCCAGTCACTTCAATCGGGAAGGCCGTGTAGGTAACGCCTTTCCAGACAATGTTTTGCAACAGTCCGTTCGTACCCGCATGAAAGCGATAAACTCCACCACCGAATGATGAAGCGTCTACCTCATACAGAACAACGATGCCTGAAGGTTCGAGTTTCTGAATTTCCGCTGCTATTGTAGACATTATGGTTCAAAGACCTGTTCAAAGGTCGCAGAGATACTGTTCAAGTTTTGTCTGGACAGCGTTTTATTCCAGCCACGGCAAACCACGCGGATTGCTGTGGCTTCGTATGGCGGGGTCCAGTCGAAACCTTCGCTGCCACCACGGGCTTCTAAAAAGCTCATAATCTCTGTCGTCTCAGTGTCGTCACGCATATTGAACTGAAGCGCCCATTTTGCTGGATTGTTATTGATGCCGTCCCTGGCGCGTTGCTCATAGCCGTCGCCAAACGATACCGTCTTAACCCGTGGCTTGCGTTCAAGCGTTGCGCCAAATTCAGGGGTCCATGTAAAAACAGCCATATATTAAGCCCCCGCCAAAATGCCGCCTGGGCGTTTTTGAGTTAGAAGTTCTTGCCTTACCGCGTCTGCAATAGCGCGACCCAACTGCGCGGCCTTGTCGCCGTTGTTGGCGCTAACATCGCTAGTGCCTTTCTCAACGTTGACATTCACGACAACACTGGTTTCGCCGCTGGAGTTGCCCTGCATTGTCACAGGAATCGTGCGGCCATCAGGAAGCGGAACATACGCCTCTGGTTTGCGACCTTCACCAAACATTGCGAGCTGAGGGCTATTGGCGATGCCGCCAGAAGCGTACTTCTTCAAAGGCATGGCACCAGCATTGGTCATAATGCCACCATCGGCAAAACCAAATATGGACCTTGCAAAACCTACCAGCCCACCAGCGCCACCGCCGTAGCTCATACCGCCAAGGGCTTCTTTGAATGATTCAATAATCGGCTTCAGAATAAGAAGACGAACAGCCGCACGGGTAAGCTCAGTTACAATGCTGAAGGCAAAATCTTTGATGCCGAATTTGCCAGTGGTAAAGAAATTCACCAAGGTGTCTTCCATTGAAGAAACTACCTTGTTGAAAACGTCTTTGGTCTGTGTCGCCAAATCATTCAGGTTTTGCAGATAGTCATTGACGCCTTGTTTTAGGCCAGTCAAAGGGTCCCTTGCGCGAGCGTCCCTGTCACGTAAGGCGGCTTCACGGGCAGCTTTGTGAGCGTCGGCTTCTCTCAGTAAAGCCTTTGCCCCCGCCTCAGTTAGACCAATTGACTTCTCACGAACGTCGTTATCGATCTCGAAATTGGCAATTGAAATCTCGCGTTCAAGGTTGCTTAAACCTAGCTGTTCGGTTTCCCTGATGATGTTAGCAGTGGAAAGTCCGACTTCACGTGAGTATTTGACCAGCTCAAAGTTTTCTTCAGCGCGAACTTTCGCCATGTTGGCGGCTTTGATTTTGGCTACATACTGGTCGTAAAGCGCAGTGCCTTCTCTGATGCCACGGTTCTCAAGGTCTTTAATCTGAATGGCGTTGGCGCGTTCCACATTGGATTGGCCAATGGCAGAAGTTTCGGCATTGATGCCGCGAACGATTTTGTCGGTCTGCTCTTGGCCTTCTTGGATACGTTGACGCTCTTTAAGAAGGTCAATCTCAGTTTGAATGGCAATCAGCTTTTGTCTACGAGCTGCATCAGCATCGCGCAAAGCACCGCCTTCACCAAGGTCAGCATTAAGACCAGCCAAGCCAGAGTCTCTGACCCTAACTCCCAGCTTATCAAACTGCTCAACCTCGTACTGAAGCTCAGAACGTTGGCGCTTGAGCGTTTCAAGTCTGTTCTGAACTGGGTCGTCTTTGGCGTCACCAGCCATAATCACTGGGCCAAGATCGCCCGATGTCGGCTGCATACCAATGTTTACGGTGTCTTTAAAAGTGCCAGCTAGTTTCTGGTACTCGAATTGAAGTTTGGCAATGGTGGCAACTTGCTTCTGAATGTCGCCGTCGCGTTCGCCTTTGTCTTCGTTCCGTCTAAGCGGTGAATTGAGCATATCGCGCAAGCGTTCACGTGCGCGTTCGATCTGCTTGCCTACTTCATCAGCCGTCTTAACGTATTTCTTGCCGCCAGCTTCCAGTTTGTTTTCAAGCGCTTCAAACCCTGCGATTGCCGCGCCACCGCCAGCAATACCGCCGATTATGCCGCCCAGCCCAGTACCGATACCAGGGACAGCGCTACCAACCAACGCGCCACCAGCTGCGCCTAACCTTGCGCCTTTAAGCGCAACCATCACCTCTAGGACAAGGCTAAGTTTGTCTGCGTTTTCAGCAATGACAGAAATAAAATTGGCAAAGCCAGTGGCAAGACCTTTGACGTTCTCGACAACTTGAGGGTCTTTAAGTGCGTCTGTCAGCTTACGAGCAGCGTCGGCAAACGCATCCAAGATACCAGCATTGGCCGCTTCGACCTTCAGGGTGAATATCGCGTTCTGCAAGCGCATGAATGACGCCTGTGCG